TCCGGCATGTGACGGGGGATACCCTTCCACCAGGAGCGTGACAGTGTACTGCCCCTGCTCCACATCCATGCTGTAGCGCCCGGCGTCATCCGGATTTTCCGATGCCACCGTATTCACGACCACCGTCGTACTGGTCCGGCAGGCCTTCAGCTGAATGGTGCAGTTCTGTACCGGCGTTCCCGTACCATCTTTCAGTACGCCGGAAATAAGTACTGGCATATTGCCTCCATAAAAAAGCCCGCCCGCAGGCAGGCTTCAGATTCATTCACATCTCAGCACTGATTATCCGGGTCACGTAAATATGCCGGCAGCGAACACTGGACGCTCCGCGTGATTATTTGTCCCTTTGCCTCGCGGTGCTGTTTCTGCCCGCGGTCAGTACCGGTATAAATCCGGGTCTGGTTTTCAATATTGCTGTTACCGCTTCCTCTTCCGTTATCGGCAACGGCAGCGGTGGAAAATAAAACGGACAGGGAAACCCCTGCCGCCAGCGAAATTACGCGCGACATAGTCATATCTGTTCCTTGTTAAACGAAAGAGACCGGAAATCCGGTCAGTTTGTGAAGTTGTTCCCCGACCGGGAAACCATCACCAGCGGCCAGACGGAAGCAGACGTGGTGTACTGCCCACGAACCCTCAGAGAAACGCTGATATCCACGACAGGTGAAGTGGTGTAGACCGAAAAGACAACGGTCTGATACATGGCCGGAAGCCCTGCGGTATACGGGATAACCTCCGCCGTTTTCACCTGGCCGTTAATATTTATCGTGACGGTGATGGCACCGGAGCCACCGTTACGCTCACAGTTAGCCATCACCGTGATGGTTTTCCCTATCTGATAGGTGGCGCTGTCGGTATACCGTGTTGAGGTGCTGCGTTCGTCGTTCGTCGCCCTGATGTTCACGCCCTGCATGACTTTTGAGCCGCAGATATCACCGACAAACTCTCTTGCTTCTATCACGCCAGAAAACTTACCGGAGGTGGCATTGATTTCTCCCGTAAACGAGCCAGATACAGCGTTGATATGCCCGCTGATATCCGCATTTTTCGCAGTCAGCTTTCCATCCGGCGTCAGGGAAAATGCCGGAGGATTCCCGCCACTGGTAATGGTCGGCGCGCTCAGATATTTCAGGAACGCCTCATTCATGATTATCTGGTCGCCCTGCATGACGAATCCGGGCGTCTCGTTTCCGTTTGCCGGGTTAATATAAGCAATGCGATCCGCCGCCACCAGGAACTGGCTTATCTTCCCGTCAGGCGTGTCTTCCATGCTCAGTCCAAGTCCGGCCACATAATATTTGCCGTCTTTGGTCTGCTCTATTTTGACGCCCCACATGGCGTTCCATTTATCGTTAGCATCCTGCCACTCCTTCGAAAACTGCTGCAGTTTGCTGGCGTTATCCTCCGTCAGTTCCACCTTCTCCAGCAGTTCCTTACCCAGGTGACTTTCAGTTATCTGCCCTTTGAAAAAATCCAGATAGCCTGCGGCATCGTTGCTGGCCTGCCCGGTCGCCCCCACGAATGCGGATTTACCGACCTGATTTACCGCCCGGATATAAAAATAGTAATCCCTGCCGGGCCTGATATTCACACTGGCCGCTATCCAGTACAGCGCCGTTCCCAGATATCGTGCGGCGTTTTCCACCTGATGGATATCCGTAATCTGCGCGTCTGAAAACCAGAACTCATACTGCACCGTCGGGTCGTATACCGCCTGACGCGGTGTGGCTGTAATCTGGAAATAGCCAGGGGTGAGTTCGATAAATGATGGTGCCGCCGGCGCGGAGATGCTGAACTGTGTGCTGGCCGGGTCTCCCTGTTGTCCCTGGCTGTTCACCGCCCTGACGGACAGGGTGTAGCGCCCCGGCGTCAGCCCCCGGAACCGGTACTGCGTATCCGGCGTTCCTGCGCTGCTTACCAGCCGGTCACTGCCATCTTCCGCCGCCACGTTCAGGCGCAAAGAAAACGAGGCGCCCTTAACGACTCGCGGTGTGTCCCAGCGCGCCAGTACCTGATACTGTCCCTCCTCCGCCAGAATTTCTGTGGTCAGATGCTGTATCGCCGGGGGAACGGTGCCGTGAATCGTTCCGGGTTGCGGATCGAATGATGCCCCGTTGTCCACGATGGACTCTTTTTCCGGCACATGCTGTACGGCGGTGATGGCATACGTTCCGTCGTCGTTTTCCCGGACAGCCACACACCGGAAGAGACGCTGGCGCAGCGACGGCAGTTTCAGCCCCCAGACGCTGTATTCCGCCACGCCGTCCGGTATCCGGCTGACCTGAACCTGCACACCGTCGGTAACAGACTGCACGTCCACGCTGACCGGCAGGCCTTCGCCATCCACCAGGCTTATCAGCGTGGTGCCGGACGACGGCAGGGTAATCTCCCTGTCAAGGGTCAGAATGCGGCGGGCGCGGTCAACGGACAGAATCCGCCCGCCCAGGCTGATGCCGGCATAATCCTCGTCGCAAACCTCAATCACATCACCGGGAACGTGGCGCAGCCCCTCCGCACCCACACTAAAATCGACCGTCTGGGTTTCCAGCAGCTCCGTTTTTATCAGCCACAGCCCGGCGCGGTGCGCCTGCCCGCGACTGGTACAGCCAAACGCATCCATTTTTACCAGATTGCGTCCGTAGTGACTGATGGCGACCGTGTCTTCCACCAGTTCCGTGGATGTCTGCCAGCCATTATCAGGGTCGATCCAGTTCACCTCTACCGCATTATGGCGGTCCTTCCGCGCACTGAAGCTGTAACGGAACGGTGTACCCTCATCCGACATTACCACATTGCTGCGGGTATAGGTCCAGACTGTATCCGAGGGCCTGTCCTGCACGAAGGTCATCATCTGCCCGTTCCACACCGGCATACAACGCATGGCGGAGCAGAAGTCGGTCAGCACATCCCACGCCTTACGCTGCTGTGCCAGATACGCATTAAAGGTCATACGCGGCTCTGTCCCGCCGAATCCGTCAGGGACCATCTGGTCGCAGTACTGGCCTATTGCATACAGCGCCCACCGGTCCACGTCCGCCGCGCCGATTCGCTGTCCCATGCCATAACGGGGATGTGTCAGCACATCCCAGAGACACCACGCCGGATTATTGCTGTATGCAGGCTTGAACGTGCCGTCCCAGATGCCGCTGTAGGTTCGCGCTACCGGATCGTAATTCGACGGCACATGAATAATCCGCCCGAAAAAATGGTAATTTCGCGTCACCTGCTGGCTGCCGAACTGCTCAGACTCCACCTGCAGGCCAATCACGGCGGTGTTGGGATAGCGCTGCCGGACATCAATAATCTCGGTATACGACGACCAGACCGTGTTGTTCTGTAACTGGTCAGTGGTACTGTCTGCCGTCACACGTATCATCCGGATACCGAATGGCCGGGGAGGGAGATTATCCACTATCACCGAGGCCAGATACTGTGTGGTGGTTTTCCCGGTAATCGTAATCTCTTTTTCCACCACCCACTGACCATAGCGCTCCAGATGGATTTGCAGCCTGACGGATGTCGGATTACGGTCGCCCTTGCTGTTGGCCTCCACCAGTGACTGCACGCCGAACGTAAAACGCAGGCGATCAATATTTGCAGCCGTGATGGTCCTGGTCACCGGATTATCGTGTTTAACCTGCACGCCGAGCACCGTCTCGGCGCCGGAAGATTCAAATCCCTCCAGCGGGGTCTGTTCCTGCTCACCGACGCGGTATACCACCTTCACGCCGTGGATATTCGTGTTACCGTCGCGGTCCACCACCGGCGTCTGGTTTACCAGAACACTTTGCAGACCGTTCACCGGGCCTTCTATCGGTCCCTCGCTGATGGCATCGATGACGCTCAGCAGCTGCGTGGATTTCAGGTTATCCGGTGCCTCGCGGGGCGTATGCCCTTTTCCTCCGCCCTTTCCCATTTATTACCCCGTAAAACGACAAAACCGCCCGGAGGCGGTTCTGTCTGAATCTGTTCTGTTGTCAGCGGCCAATCACCACAACCTGACCACCATCTCCTTCATCAGCGGTACTGACTTCCTGGGAAATCACGCGTGACCCCACCTGCATCTCGCCGTACAGCACCGGCAACGTGTTACCGTTGGCAACCATATTATCCAGCGACGAGAAATACGTGTTCTGCCTGCCGTTATCGGTCTGCCTCATTTCGGACATTTTAGGTTTTGGTGCCAGCATCTGCGCCACACCGCCCAGAACCATCGACGCCCCGGTCATATACATACCGGATACCGCCGCCGCTCCCAGCCAGCCTGCCGGGTTCCACCAGGCAACGGCAATCAGCGCCGCACCAAGCACCGCCTGAAACACCCCGCCAGATTTGGCCCCGGCCAGACGCGGCACAATATGAATCACCGCGCCAGGCGGCAGCGGGTCATGCAGGCTGGTTGTCAGGGTATCAGCCGTAACATCGTCTCCGGCTATGCGTACCTGATACCAGCCGTCGTTCAGTTTCTGCCGGAGACCGGGCAACTGTACCGCCAGTGCCCGGACAGCTTCAGCACCACTGGCTACCTGCAGGCTGACGCGGCGGCAAAATCGTTGCAGATCCCCGTAAAGGCAGATGCGCGCCATGCCCGGTGTCGCCAGATGGAGTGCGTGCGTCGTTGCCATTTGTCGGTATACCTCTCACGTTTACTCAGTTGTTCAGGAATATGGTGCAGCAGCTCTCCGTCGCCGCAGTAAATCGCTGCGTGGTTCGGAACGGAGGAGCCAAAGCAGCAAATCAACACGTCGCCGGGCTGCGCACTGGCTGCGCTGACACGGTAAAACCCCGTCGTCTCCAGATTATCCAGATAGAGATTGTCACCATGCCGCCACCAGTCGTCGTCCCGGTGAAAATCCGGCATATCAATCCCCGCCAGATGATAGGCATCACGGAACAGCGTGTAACAGTCAAAAACCCCATGTTTAAAATGCCGTCCGGTCAGGTGTGGCACACAGCGGAATTTATGTACCTGGCCGGCGCATACCAGCCACCACGGCAGGTCGCTTTGAACCTGCAGCCTGCGGTCCACATCGCTCAGATACGGCTGGCCGCCAGGATGGCTGTGAACCAGCGCCACAATATCCCCCTGCGTTTCAGCCCTCAGCCAGTCCTCCGGCGCCATACGGAAATAATCCTCCGGCGCGGCAGAAATATTCACACAGGGGAGATACCGATCTCCCGCCTGTGTTCTCACCACGAAGCCGCACGACTCCGCAGGCGCACACCGTCGGGCGTGCGCCAGAATATCCTGTTCTTTCATGATGATTTACTGTGAAAGTTTATTAATGGAGAGGAAACCGCCAAAGTTTCCGGTATTGTTACGCAGGGCGCATCCCCGGGCGCAGCGGCTGCAGGCATCTTTTGCCGGATCGGCGGTAGGGTTATCAAATTCATCTGCGACAGCTGGTCCCGTATAACCGCATTCGTCAGAGCGGTATATCCATGTACAGGTATTGGCCAGCATAATTCGCCCGGGGAAGACACATCCGTCCGTTTCAGTCGGTGTTGCCAGGACAAATGTCGCACTTACCGCCGTCAGATCACTGCACTGCTCGATCACCCATCGGCTTACGGATTCCTGCTCCGGGTCAGCCTCCTGGTTGCCGTTTTGAAAATTCACGGCATCGAGAAACCGGGCATATACTATCCTGCGGATGACCGTCGCCCCAACCAGGCTATGCAAATCCTCCACCATTCCGGTCACCATACCGTAAAGATTGGATACCTTCAGTGACGGGCGCGCAGCTGCGCCTTTGCCGTTCATTTCAAATCCGCTACCCTCTACAGGATAAACATCATATTTCCGTCCCTGCCAGGTAACCGCCTCCCCCTTTTCATTCGCCTCGTTACAAAAAAAATAACGATCCCCGCCAGACTGCGTCAGATCGATTTCCCACAAAGTAATCCTGGCGGACTGCGCCAGTTTAGCGGCTTCGTTCAGCGTATCCTGCGAAATCTCCTGCATCACTCCTCCTCAGATAACAACCTGTTCAAAAGTCGTGGTCACAGTCACCCAAAGAGAGCCAACGCTAATCGACCATTTGCGGCAAATCACCCGAATTTGTGTCCAGGTATAAGGCGGTGTCCAGAGAAAGGATTTCACTCCACCGTGGCGGGATAAAAATGCCTCAAGGTTCTGATGTTCTCCCTTACGAATCCGGACCGTTACGTTATACTTCGCCAGATGGTTGTTCAGCCCGGCTGGACGCCGTTGTTCATACCCGTCACCCAGTTTTATGGAGGTGACTTTTGGTTCTGATTCCACTGTCATATCAGGGCGGATCTTCCAGTTAAATGTTTCCATTGTTATCGCCCTCCTCCAGCAATACCCCCGTCACGCGACTGCTGTTGCCAGAAATCAATGGCGGCTTTTTTTCCAATGTTATATACGGCCTGTAATGCCTGCGGACCAATCTGTCCGTTGCCGGCGTCGTTGTGGATTTCAATGTTGTACTCAGGCGCAAACATCGCCATCCCTCCTGAACCGGCTGCCACGACACCCAGCTTACCGTCAGCACCACGACGAAGTGGTAATATTGCCTCCGGTCCTGCCTCGCCCATCACCCCGGCACCTTTGGCAAAAGCAAAAAATGTCGGGCGATTAACAATGCTGCCGCTGTATCGGCTCAGTTCAGAAGACTGATAAACTCCACCAGTCGCATTGGCTGTCACACCAAATCCCAGAGCAGATCCGATTCCCTTTACAGCCTGCATCATTGCCATACGTGCTGAAATTTTTGCCAGATCTGACACGATGGATGCGGTGAAAGATTTAAAGTTTAGTTTTCCAGTGGTAACGAACGTCGCCAGCCCGTCGCCCATACTGTTGAATGCCGATGTGAACATTTGCTCCGTTGCGCCCGCCACGTTGCTGCCCTGCGCCATAAAGTTATCCAGCGCACGCGACGCCCCCAGAGTCCAGTCTCCCTGCGCAGCGTCCACTTTCGCATTGTAATCCGCCCACTCAGCCAGCCGGCGATTGAGACTGCCCTTCAGCGCCTGCTCAGCCTGACGATATTCGTCAGAACCGTATGTCCCCTTTGCCTTACTGTCGCGCTTAAGCTGCTCCAGTTGTTCCTGGTAGTGCTGCTGAATTTTCAGACGCTCTTCGTACCGACCTCGTTGCTGATCGCCCATACCCATTGTGGCCAGCGCCATTGCGTGCTGCTGCCTGACGCGGGATTCTTCGTCAGCGAGCTGGCTGGTTAATGTGAGCGTCTTTTTCTTCAGTTCATTAAGGGCATTCTGGTGTTGCAAATCCTGTTGTGAGATATCCAGCTTCTGTAGCGCAAGCGCAATTTCATCCTTATGTGCCAGTACGCTTTGTTCATCCGCCGTCAGTTTTTTACCGGACAAATCAGCGATGCGCTGCTGAAATGACAAAAGCTGCTTATGCGCTTCCGTCATTTTTCCGGTCGTGGAAAGCTTCGCGGCAGCAATCTGCCCCTCAACCTGTGCCTGTTGCTGGCTGTACTTCAGCAGCAAACGGCGTCCTTCGTCGTTGTGGTAAGCGGCTGGCTTTTTCGCCTGTTGTGCCATCGCCTTTTTATGGCGTTCGTTTTCGCGCTCCAGCGCGGCATTGCGTACAGCAGCATCGGCATACTGCATGGCGGTAATGCGCGCCACCTCCCGTTGGTGCCGCAGGGATTCAGTTTCATTATCCCGGTTCAGCGCGGCGTTCTGCTCGTTGCGACGTTTCTGCGTTTCCTGATAATTACGCTCTGCCTGCGCTTTCGCATCCAGCAGGTCCTTCTGGCGTTTCTGTTCCTGAAGTTCGTTCAGCTGCTGCTGATCGTATTCAGTCTGAGAGGAAGACACCGTCCACGGCGTTTTTCTGGCACGCGCGATTTTTTCCTGCAGTGTCGCGATTTTTTCATCGAGCGTGTCTTCCCGCCCGATATCCAGCATCCGATCCCACGCCCACTTCGCCGCATCACCGACAGCATTCCATGCTCTTTCAATCCAGCCCAGATTGTCGTGTACGTCCCCCATCCGCTTATTCATTTCTTCCGAATACGCGGACATGGCAATTTTCGCGGCATCAGCCACTCTTCCCTGCTCGCCCAGTATCCTGATTTGTTCAAGCTGGGTGGCGGTAAGAAAATGCAGTGTCCTGTCCAGTTCTTTCGCCGCATTCACCGGATCATCCCGCAGGCGTTTAAACTGGCGGATGGTTTCATCCACTGATTGTCCCACGTTTTCCTGCATTCTGGCCGCGGTACGGGATACCATTGCCACTGCCTGCCCGGTAAACGCTCCGCTACCGACCACCTGCGCCAGTACACCTGCCGCATCGTGCTGCGTGACGCCATTTCCGGCGAGCGACTTCGCCATTTCATTAAGCTGGCCTGTAGTTTTTCCGGCATAACTCCCGGTCAGAATAAGCTGTTTATTGAATTCCTCGCTTTCTTTCGCCCCTTCATAGTACGCCTTACCCAGCCCGTAAACCGCCGCAGCCACGCCGCCAACCAGCCCGCCGAGCATCATGCCCTTCGGTGACATCAGCTGCTCGATCCATCCGGCGCGGTTGGCGAGCGTGATACCACTTCCCCGCAGTGCCCCGAAATTCCCACGGGCCAGCTCACCAGCCAGCACGCCCAGCTCACGACGGGCAGCAGCGCTTTTCAGTCCTAGCGTATGGGTGGCAGTTCCGGTACGCTCCAGTTTACGGATATAAATATCTGCGGCGCTGCTGACACCCAGTTCAGCCGCCTTCACCCGCAGCAGCTCGGTACGGGAGAGGCCCTGTACCGTCGTCTGCTCTTTCAGGCGGCGTATAAACTGTGCTTTTTTCTGCGTGGTCAGCGCTTCGGCATCGGTAAGCTCACGGGTCTTCCTGGCGGTTTCAGACACCAGCGCCAGATAATCGCCCTGTGAGATATCTCCGCGTCCTTTCGCCTGTCGTACCTGCGCCTGGATACGCTGCAGCTCCTGCAGACCACCGCTTAACTGTTTTACACTGTCAATCTGGCGGTAAAAAGCAGCACTTGTCCTGTCCTGTGCTGCCGCCACAGCCGCTGACTGCGCCTGTTCCTCACGCAGTTTCCTTCCCAGTGCCTCCACCCGCTGTCGCGTCTGATCCACATCCGCCGCCAGACGCGTACTGGCCGCTGCGCTTTTCTCCACAGCGGAACTGTACGCGGTACTGCTGGCAGTCACCTGCTCCAGACTGGCGGACGTCCGGCGCGTCGCCTCCGTCTGCTTATCCAGAAAACGCTGCATCCGGGCCGCTGAACGTTCTGAGTCACCAGCCGCATCGTTCAGCAATTTTTTAATGCGCGGAACTTCGTTTCGGAACTCTGCGCTGTCGATACTTAAATCAATGACCAGGTTCGCTATCTGGTCCATAGCGGACACCTCCGGTAATACCTTCGCCCAGGATCATCAGTTCATCATCCGTTTTTTCGTGCAACGACTCAGGATCAGTGATCAGGCTGAACATTTCTGCATCGTGATGCGTGCCTGTAACCAGTCCGGAAATCAGCGATTTCAGCGTTGCAAACTCCGCATCCAGCAACATGTCACTGAAGCTGTTCTTCCCGAAATGCTCCGCCCACTCACCCAGCTCTGTCGCACTCATTTCCGCCAGCATCCGCCGCCAGTCCGGTCGCCGGAACTCGCGTGCAAGCCGCATCACAAACGCCAGCTCCCGGTTCAGGACTTTTCCGGCGTGGTCGTGTCCTTTTCACTCCCGCTGTCGTCTTCCTGCGATGCCGGAAGACGCATACCACTCAGGGACAGAACCATATCAGCGCCACGTCCCAGCGCCTCATAAGACCATTCCAGTCTGACGGACTCATACAGGGCGCGGGCCTCCTCCTCTTTTTTGCTTTCACACAGGGAGCGGGATACCAGCCATGCATTAATATCCACCCCCATCTGCATAAATTCTGTCTGACGCTCTGCTTCCGTCAGGGTTTCAGGCTGTGCGTCATAGTCTGCCGTCCGCTGCTGAATAAACTTCAGATAATCCACACGCTGCAGGGCGGAAAGCTCACTGAGCACGATGGAGTGCCCACCGTAGTTAAAGGTGTCTGTGTTCAGAAACATGATGATTTTCCATAGAAGCCCCGGAACCGGGGCGGACTGATAAGAGAGGGTTATGACGCCGCCGTCACTGTCACTGCCGCCACCGCGACGAGACTGCCATCACTGCTGATGCCAACAATATTCACGTTGCCCGCCTTCACACCTTTAACCGTGGCCACATTATCCTTCAGCGTGACGGTGGCGATCAGCGGATCGGCGGTCGCAACCTGCAGCGTTTTATCTGACGCGTTATCAGGTTTTACCGTAAATGTCAGCGTGGTGGTAGCGCCGAGGGCCACCGTGGCACTGGCTGGCGCAACGGTCACGCCGGATACGCTGACCACGCCAGGTGTATCCTCCTCCGCAAGAGAAGGACGCCCGACGCCGGTGATTTTTACGCTGCGCGTCATCACCTCTTTGGACGTCACGGTTTTACCCAGTGAACTCAGCCAGCCGCGGAACACGTCGACCGTCCCGTTAGGATACCGGATACGGAAGGCGCGAACTTCGCCGGTGTCAAACAGCTCCACCAGTTTTTTCTGTCCGGTTTCACCGGGTTTCCAGGCCAGTGTGGCCGTGGTGTCACCGACGCTTTTCTGCCCCTGCGTAGTGCTTTTCCAGTCGGCATTTTCATCATCAAGATAGTCATCGTCTTCCGCATCTGCACTCATTTCTCCGGGCTGCAGATCCTTAATACCTGCCAGTCGCAGCCAGTCATCGTCAGCCAGTGGATTTTTAAACGCATCGCCGCTGCCGGTATACAGCCAGAACGTGGTTCCGGCGCCTTTGGTTTTTGCCAGTGGATTGGCTACTTTCATATCAGGTTCCTCAGTGAGTATAGGTGATCCGGTACGTGATTTCCGCCATACCCCACGTTGCCATTTCACTGTCCCGCTGGTAGTCATAACCCAGCGGCGTCATCGTATTGATAAGGTTTTCCAGGTCTATGACCTCTTCCAGCGCGGGGAATATTTTCTCTTCCATCCACAGATCAAGTTCCGCATCCGGTGCCTGAGCTTTCAGAAATACCGCCACATGGAGAACGGCCTCCCAGTCGCTTTCATCAAGCATCTGCCCGGCGAACTGCGCATCGGTCAGCCAGACAGCCAGTGCGGGAAGCTCTTCTGGTTCAATAAAGACCGGCAAACCGTCGTGCAGCATGGCGGACGATCCGGACAGGGATTCAAGTTTCGCCAGCACGGCGTGGCGAATCTGGGTGTGTTTGTTCATCGGGTCAGATACAGCCTCAGTTGTTGTTTCAGCGCATACATCAGTTGTTTTGGCATCTCCTGCTCCAGCATGCGTTTTTTCTCCGTTTCAAACGCCTGCGTCAGCGGGGCAACCAGCGGAATTTTGACGACATCAATCGGGTAGCGGTTTTTGCCGTTCACGCGTCGCATAACATGCCAGCGACCGTTCGCCAGTTGCTGAATAAAGGCATCCCGGAACAGATACGGGCCGATTTTCAGTACGCTGCCACGACGCAGGAGTTTCCCGCCGCGCCGGGACAGCCTGACCTGTGCACTGCCGAGTTTGATGGCGGGCAGGTTGCCGCGGTTAACACGGATACGGGCATAGTTTTTTCCCGTTGCGCTCGCTTTCCAGAGTTTTACGCGCTGTTTCACCAGCCGGAAAGGGATCCCTTTTTTCTGGTTATCTCCCGCCACAGCCTCTTTCGCCACACGGTGCGTGGCGGCAGACACCGCCGAGGCCGCCACGCGGTTGACTGCCCAGGCGCTGGCCTGCGGCACCATATGCCTGTCCAGACTGTTCAGGTTACGAATGGCATTCTCCAGCCCCTTCAGAGACATGTTTTACTCCAGTGAAATCTGGTACTTTCCGTTGACGCGCTGCCAGCGGGTGACAGTAAAATCCTGTCCCCGCCAGAGCACGGCCTGCTTTCTGGCGGGCCTGTACTGTGGGCTGAACACAATCAGGTGTGTCCCCTCCCCGGAAAGCGCACCCAGTTCCGCCATAAACGTGGCCTCCGCAGCGACATACTCCGCCCCGTCAATCAGGACAGGCCGCCCGAAGCGGGCAGCCGTCACCTCGTCCATCCTGGTGCTCAGGCGGTCAAAGGGATTAGCCATTGAGCCGTACCGGCACAGATTCCTCCCCTTTTGCCGCCGGCGCCCAGGTCACCCCCACCAGCGGCAGTCCGCCGGTGGCATCCAGCTGCACCTTACCGTCTTTCAGATACACTTTTTTTCCCGCCGCCATCACATCGGTGGCCAGTTTGGGGACCAGGAAAACGCCGTGGGCGATGCCGTCCCCGGTGGCGCCTGCCGCAATATCGGTGACAGCGACGACGAACACATCGCCGGCCTGCACCAGGCTGCCACTCTTTACTGCAGCGGTGGCCGTAATGGCGAGCGTGGTGCCCGCCTGTACATAATTCTTTGCCATAATGATTTTCTCCGTTCCGGTCACGAATGACCGGATTTCAGGCGTAAAAAAAGCCCTGACGGGCCATTCGGATAGTTATTTTTGGTAGTTACGCGGAACACTTCACCAGACCGCGGTGATCGACCGGGGCCACCCCGGCATCGATACGTACTTTGGTGGTCACGCCGTCGACGCTGAAACCGTCCTGCTGATCGATATACGGCGTATCCACGCCGTTGAGATAGGCCACCTCAATGGTGTCAGTGCCTTTGGCGGCAGCCAGATAAAAAGTGGACTGGCTGTTATCATCGAGGCGCGGCTCGGCGATGACGGTCGCAAAATCTTTCACCGGGTTAATAATGCCGGCATTAATATCCGCGCCTTTCACGCTCGTGGATTTGATCACCTGGTTAGTGACGGACTCCAGTGCTGTCGGCACCAGCACGAATGCCGGACGAATATTCAGGTGACGCTCACCTTCTTTCTGGGTACGCATCAGCTGGCGGGCTTTATCCAGCGATGCCACATCCATCAGCGCTCCTTCCAGCACGTTCGCGTGTTTCGCCTTATCGAACAGGTTCACGTTGTCCGTGGACATTTTCGGGTTGGAGGTCAGGATGGCATAAACCAGATCGGCAATGGTGGACTTCGCTGCCCGCCCCAGCTTCATCGGGACATCGGTCAGCATGTTCAGATCGTCGTTAATGATAGCCTGACGGGTGATGCTGAACAGTTCCCCGTAGGTTGCCAGAGCAATGGTGGCCTGTTTGTCCCCGGTGGTGACGTACTTATATTCCGCCCCTTCGCGCACCTGACGCAGGGCATTAAAGCCTCCCATGCCCACACGGTGTGCCGTTTTGAAGTCAGAAAGCTGGCCTTTGCGCGTCCACTGTTCGTAGGTTTCCGGGGCTTCCTCCCATCCCTGCAGAATGGCCTTGTTCGCCACATCCAGCAGAATGTTGCCAAAATCTGAAGTGCTGTGCGTGAACGCCATCCCGACCATCTGCATCGGATTGAGTGTCGAGACACCCACACCACGTTCGGTCAGTGACATACGCGCTAGTTCCCGCATGGTCATGGCGTTATACGGGTTATCTGCCTGGCTGCTTTCAAATCCCGCCCGCGCCATCAGGGAAGCCCGGATGCCGTCCCCGGCAAAGTTACCGTTCCCCGCATAGATATGGGAGAGCATTGGATTTTGTGTGTTCTGCGTCCCGCCCAGCGTGTTGGTGGGGGTCACCCCCCGGCCCAGCGCCTCCAGCAGTTTGTCTTTTGCCGCGTCCACATTGCAGTCCACATCCGCAATGCACTGCGCCATCAGCTCGCCGTGGCGGTTACCGAACATACCAAACACATTCTGGATCCCGCTGATACGCTGTCGCTGCTCTTCCTGAAAACGGGCGCGCAGGGTGATTTCATCCGTCCCCTGAGGGGGGGTAACAGGCTGGGGCGCCGGCGTGGTGACCGCCACCGGAGGCGGGGTCACGATGGCCTGCGGCTCCGGCTGCGTCAGTGTCCTGGCGTTACCCTGGGGGGCAATAATCATGTTTTTGATGTTCTGTGGCATATATTCAAATTCCTCAAGTCGTTTTGAATGCAGCTGAGCCATTGCCCGGACGGGCTGAATAACTTTGTCGGCAAAGCCTTCCCGGACACACTCGGCCCCACTCATCCAGGTCTCACTGGCGAGCAGCGCGGCAATATCGTCCGGTGATTTTCCCGTTTTTTCGGCGTAAATCGGGATGATGACGCTTTCCATCTTGTCGAGCAGATCGGCATAGTCGCGGATATCAGAGGACTCACCGCCGGCAATACCGCGTGGGCGGTGGATCATCATCATCGCGTTTTCCGGCATGATGACGGGGTCGCCCACCATCGCGATGACCGACGCCATCGAACAGGCCACACCGTCCACATATACCACTTTTCTCGCCGGGTGATTTTTCAGCAGATTGTAAATGGCCAGCCCGTCGAAAATACTGCCACCCGGGGAATGAATATGCAGGTTGATCTGCGTGATACTCCCCAGGGCCACCAGCTCTTCGGCAAACCAGTGCGCCGAAATTCCCCAGCCACCAATTTCATCGTAAATACTGATATCGGCCGCGTTATCAGCCACCGCGCGGATGGTGTACCAGGATTCAGCGCCGCTTTCGTTCTTCCCGCGCGCGGCTGCCATCGCCCTGGGTGGACTTTTCAGGGTCCTTTTTTTCCTCTTTAACATCGGATTGCTCTCCGGTTTCATGCGCCGGATCGGTGTCAAACACCAGCCCCAGCTTACGGTTTTCATCAGTTTCCGCCTTGCGGCGGCGTTTCACGTCGGCAGGTGCGCCCCCTCTGGCCCTCACCCAGTCACCTTCTGTTGCGGCCCCGCCACGTATCAGCACCCGCCAGGCGTTTGCCTCCTTGAGCGGGTCAATCCACGGCATGACAGGCCCGGAATACACCGCATTAAACAGCGAGGACATATCCGTGCCGGCAGGCACCTCAATGGCACCGGAAGCCACCGCAGCAGCCAGCCAGCGCCGATAGAGAGGACGGGTAAAGGCAGCAATAAAGCTGTCCTGAAGGATGCTGTACCCCTCCTGCGCCTCCACCAGCTCCTGACGCTGGGCGCTGTAGGTTCCGTCATAGTTTCTGGCAATGGAAGAGAAGCTGCCACGCAGTCCGGCGGCCACCGCACGAAGCTGCCCCATCCGGAAAGATTCCAGACCCGCGTTCGGGCGGTCTGATTTGATCATCCCGATATCCTCCCCGGGATTCAGACCGTCAAACAACATACCGGGCTGGATTTGTGTCTCTTTACGTTTCTCCGGCGCCACATAGCCGTCAGTGCCGACATCCTGCTTTTTGATGAACATGCCGAGAGACGCGGCAATCCGCGCCGCGATGCGCTCGCTGTCCTCGTACTCTTTCAGGTCCATCAGACGAATGATGACGGGGGCAAGAAGAGAAGCGCCGCGCGCCTGATTAAGACGGCGGGTAAAGCGCAGATGCAGCATATTTTCCGCAGTCACCTCTTTAACGGCGACTGCCGCAGCGCCCGCCCCCGGCCAGGACTGGCAGACCAGATATTTCACCGGACGCCGCCACTCGTTGAAGTAAATCCCCTGTACCAGGTTGCTGCTGTTGTCGGTCTTCTCCAGCGGGATATAGTCCGGCTCCAGCGCCTCAAGCCAGAAAGGCACCCCCGCCACAGGAGACAGCCCGCTGATTTTTCCGGTCAGCACCTGAGTGAACACCTCCCCGTCACGCAGCCAGGTGCGCAGCATCAGCCTTTCCAGAACGGGACGGGTGTACTGCCCGGTCACCTCCGGCGAAACAGACCATTCAGCCCAGCAGCGACGGATTTTTTCTGCCAGCACAGAGTTCAGCGTACCGGCCCCCGTCAGGGGCTGCGGTTCAACGATGATCCCCTTCGCGCCGATAATGCGTTCTTCCATTTTGTCCAGCGCACCAATCACCAGGTCGTGGTTGTTGTCAAACCACCGGGCCTGCTCCCGCAACGACTTTCCGGCCAGCTGGATAAGCTGGTCTCCACTTCGATTTTCACGCTTCACCCTGTGGGTACGCGTGGGCGTGATGGCTTCATACGCCCGGATAGCCATCCGGGAACGCAGGCGGGACGCGCCCCACCCCGGAGCCAGCGCGCCAATCGCTTTATCCAGAAAATTCATGTGAACCTCGCCAGTGAATGGATTTGTCGATCGCAGTCCATAAGCCGCAGGCGATCCTCAATCTCCTTACGCCCCCGGCGAATATCCCCGAGGCTTTCCATCGTCATTGACTGTCCGTTCAGGGTGATGGATTTCCCCTGAAGCACGGCAAGCTCCGCGTCAAAATAAGCCTGCTGAAGTTGCAGTAACTGTTCCCGGGTCATAACCAGCCTCCGCCGGACACGCCGCCAAACGGCATTGCCGGGTTATGTTGTTCTGTCATTTCGTGATTTTCACTCTCATTCGTCACAGGTTCAGGGTCGACTGCTGCTGATGTGTTGCGGCTGGATTGTGCAGACTCAGGCAGGCGCGCCCAGGGCGGCGGACTATCCCAGTTGATACGCTCATAGCCGCGGATCATTACCAGGGCATGGGCATAGCAGAGTAAATCCAGCGCCTCGTTTGCACCTTTGCCAGGCTTCGTCCACTTGCCATCCATGCCGCGCTCTTCGTAGGTCAGTTCTTCAAAAAACCAGTCACCCAGCCAGTCAGGAATATGCACGTAGTTTGCCCCCGGCTCTTTACGGTCGAGGGCTGAGGCGATCCGGTCTTTAAGCGCATTGGTCTGCAGGAGATAGAGCGGAACTTCGCCGCAGGCGCGGGCCTGTCGGTCACTGCGCCCGGTATTGTTGGGATAGCTTTTGGAGAATATTTTTGACCGCGCGGTACTGTCCCCCTTAAAGAGATACACCCGACCGGCAAATCCTTCCCGCCGGCAGTGGCGCCAGAACGCATACGCGTTATCCGTGACGCCATCCTCCCCGCCGGAGTCCACCCCCATGCATAACACACTCATTTCCTGCTCAGGATGCACGACCAGAGGCCAGGCCCTTTCGAGGACATCCGTAATCAGTAAATGCCAGTCTTCGGGATACGCTCCGGGGTTTATCTGCATGGCCTCGCCGCTCTCATCACAGCGTAGTGACCGGGTGATATTGAAACGGTCCACAATCCAGCGCTCACCATGACTGCCATAACCGACCACCTGCACGACGAAACGGCGTTTTTTACCGCCCTGAACGTCAACAGTAGCGACAAGGAAACGGACACCGTCGGGCACCCGCCGCGGGGGAAGTTTTTCTGCGCGGGCTATCAGCGTTTCGGCTTTACGTTGATCGAGGGATATGCGCGGGAGGTAAGGCAGTCCCCAGTCTGTATTAATAACGGCCTTCAGCGTTTCTTCACTGCCGGTGCGCTCATATTCTTCTTCCGCGGTCAGCAGTTTATAGACCAGTTGCTGCCACGTCTGATACGCCGCAGCTGGTCCCTCCATCCAGAAACTTGCGATACGTGAGCGCCGTGCCTCCCCGCTGATCTCGCCATCTTTATTGATGAACTGCCCCTCTTTCAGCCAGACGCCGCGGTTATTCAGCCCGCGTTTCTGTTCCGGCTGAATTAATGCCAGACAATGCGGGCACTGAATACGCGCGGCCTCGCTGGCGGCCATCAGGTCCGGGTTATCCCGGTAACCCACCATGTTTTCCATCGCGGGCTGGAACCAGTCGCCGCAGTGCGGGCAGGGCCAGTACCACCGCCGGCGATCACCGCGGTTATATAAAGAAAGAATGCCGGTCGTGGGCGGGGCCTCATGCGGCGAGGAACGGCGCCATTTCACATCGGTGATTTCCCGACCAGGCGAACTCTCTGCCAGTGTCATCCCCGCAGACATAAAGGTGGTGGTACGTTTGGATGCCAGGGAAAAACCATCTCCCTCGCCATCGATATCTTCAGGAAAACGGTCATAGTCGGTCAGCGCCACCCGCTTGTAATCCGACGAAGAAAAAACGGTTATGGACGGCCAGCCAATTTTCAGGAATGAACCATCACGAAACATTTTATCGTGGACGTTGTTGTCATTTCGTGAAGGACTGAGCCGCTTTCTGACTTCAGGGCTGTGGTGAAAAGTACGCGCCAGACGGGTTTTGGAGTGCTCGCGGGCTTTGGTTTCGGTCATCTGGACCACCAGCATATCCGCCGGATCGCAGACAATACCGTAAACAATCCACCCGTCAATCAGCCCGAGGGTTTTACCTGTTCGCGCGGGCCCGGCAAAGATCACTGCGTCATATTCCCGTTTTGACAGCGTATTTATCGCTTCATTCATGTAGGGCGTTAACGTGTCATCCCAGGGAACCGCCGTATTGGCGCCGCGGGGAACAAACATAAATTGTTTTATTCCTTCCGCTACCGGCATTCTGCGTGGGGGCCTGAGATATTCAGCAACCTCCCGGCGTACTGCCGCTGCAGAGCCATATTTATTCCCCGTCATCGTCTGCGGTCTCCTGCATTGCCTTAACTAACAGTATTCTGACCTCATCCACCACATCCTGGGCCTCGTTTAGCTGCTCCGCAGACCATCCCTTATCCCTTTCCAGTTTGTCCGGCCAGACTTCAAGTACCTGTGTAATGGCCTTGACGATCGCCGCCATTTGTTGACGGACTTCCGTCAGCGGGACAACCTGCTTCATCTCTTTTTCCAGCCAGAGACGCCCCTTTTCGGAGTCAAACCAGTCCTTACGTTCTTTCGGGGTCATCTTGTTCGGATCCTGATGTTCAGCAGCCTGAGAAACGGGCGCTTCCATCAGTACACGGATCACATCGGTCAGGAGATACAGCTTATTTTTTTCATTGCTTCCCGGTGCCAGGGGAACGCCCGAGAGACGACTGACAACCGTCTGGCGATGTAACCCCGTAATAGCGGCAAGCTGACTGATATTGCATTTGAGGTTCTTCAGTTCGCCGTCCATTTTTTACCTCTGGGGCTGTTTCTTTGCGCGCCCTCCCCCGGAAAAGCCAAAGATGATGAACAAAAAACACACAAACCATCATCTTTTAAAAATAAAAGACATTAAAACAATGTGTTACAACATGATGATGATGCATGAAAAATCGAAAATGCGCCAAATCCCGCGCCGCTGCCGCCCCGTGGGGGGCCTATCATCCAGGAGTACCTTTTTACAAATGAAAATGATTACTATTAACCTGATTTACGTGCCAGTGGTACAGGGGATTATTTTTTCGTAAACGTCTTAACGAGACGTAACTTTGGTTAATGTAAACCAGCGCCAGACGCTGCGCTTAAAATCAAAGGCTTTGAATATGAAAAAACAAAATATTATTCCTTACATGGAAAAAATTATGCACGAAAGAGGGAAAAGAGCTTTCCAGCCTTCATGGTTCCCTAAAGACGATGATCAAGAAGAAACATTCGATTCTCTTTGTGATTTATACGCTGAAGGAAAAATTACAATGAAAGGGGGTTATTACTTCGACCTAATTTTTATCCTGTAATTTAACCCTCATAAGATATTATCGCAGGCACTCATTGAATGCCTGCTGTAATGCTTACTTACGTAATCGTTCCAGCAAATCTTTTTCAAATATCCCGGTACTTTTACACTCCACCGGCTTCACCTTATCGTTACCGTCTGCAGTATCCAGTCCGGCAGTGCCTGTCACCATTACCGAAACATTACTGCCTTCACCGGCACTCCGGACCTGCGCGACGATACGGTAATGCTCCTGGATATTTTGTGTCTGCGGTAACAGTGAACAGTCCAGATACAACGAACTCAGTTCCGGGTCATCCCCTGTACCGGCGATAATACCTGTGGTCTGGTCGTTAACACTGGCTGTGATGGCCTTCTCCCTGAAATACAGCGCCACGGCATTCAGCAACTCATCCGGTTTACGGTTACCGATGAATAAGGTTGATATCTGTTCGCTCATCCCTGGCTGCTGCCCGGCCTGGCTGTCCTGCTGTTGCTGCCCTCCTGTTTTAACCGGACCATACACAGTAATGCAGCCGCCAAGACAAAGTGCGGCAGCGGTGGCTAATATACGGCGCATAGTCATTACCGATAATAAAGCGTTGTACACCCGGCGAGGGACACACATACCAGGGCCAGTACGAATAATTTTGCCTTCATTAATTTTCCTTGTTATCAGGTTTCAGTTCTGCCCGGTCACTTTGTCCCAGGTACGTTCGCATGTGCTTCCGGCGACATAACGCTCATCAGCCTCTTTTGCGAACTTTCCCGCCAGATCGTCAGCTTCGCCAAGCAACTGGGCGAGCAGTATTCCGGTCTCGGCTTTTGCCTGGCTTGCTGCGGCAAGAGCGGAAAGCCTGCCGGTTTCACTTCCTGCAAGTTGCCGTTGTACTGCTGCGAGCTGCTGTTGCAGCCCACCGCGAGCACGCTCAGCAGCATCAGCATCGGCCTGTATTTTTGCCAGTTCTTCATCGGCTCTTTTCCGTTCTTCATCTGCGGCGTGCTGGCGACGCTGCTCTTTCGCTCTTTCGGTTACTTCACGCTGCAATGCAGCGGTCGCATCAGTAAGGTCTCGTTGCGCCCACTGGAATTTCCAGGATGAATCTGCCTTCTGATACCCGCGTGAATAACACCAGTACGCTGCCGCGCATAACAAAAAAGCCACCAGCAGTATTTCTGCTAATGGCTTCCAGAATTTTTTAAGCAATTTCAGCAGTACTATCATACGAGCACCGATTTTGCTTTTTCAAAGCGCTCCCGCCGATCACCAATACCGTTCTGCCCTCCGTTAATTATCTGCGTAACGCGTACCATGTCGCCGGAGTATTTCAGCCCCCCTTTAGTGACGAAGAACCACGCTGCACTACGGGCAGCATACGTATCCTGTGCCAGTAGATCCGGATGGGAGACGAGCTCAGTTTTGAGCCCGTTACCGCAATCACGGTAATTGTTCAGACCTGTGATCTGGATAAGTCCACGTCCGCGGTAATTCCAGCCGTCGCCAGGCCCGTTGTTACCCATTCGCTTGCTGTATACCAGATTAGCTATTGCACGCTGTCGCTCGAGCGGAAGCGCCTTCTCACAGGCTTTTCGCCCAAGAGTACTGGCCTGATCTGGAGTGATTCTCCCGGCGCGGATGAATCCGGTCAGCCCGGCGATACTGTAGTTGAAGCTCTCCACCAGCCTTGTAAAACCAGCGCTTTCATGTCCCGCCTGAGCAATGAACATGGCCTGATCCAGTGGAGCAGTAATACCGAATTCGCTCATTGCCGCCGTAATATGTGGATACCAGCGCGCAGCCAGTTCGGCGCTGATACCAGCCGCCTGCTGAAATTGAGACTCGTTCATGATTAAACCTTGTTATTATCCCCACCGATACGACCACTGATAAACTTCATTGCGAAGCCGCGGATCGCATCCACGCCGATAAGACCAACACCGCCCCCAATTGCAACAGACAGGGACTTGGGCCAGCCGAAATATTCCAGCGCAGATGAGAAGGTCAACGTCAGGGCGCCGCAAAGCAGGATTTCGAGTGTCTTTTTCTTCCAGCCACCGTTACCGCCAAAATAGGCAATACGCAGACCGGCCATAAATAACGACATCAGAACAGCGCCCAGCGGCGTATCTCCTCGCCACCAGCTCTGGAATAGCTCCAGCCAGCCCTGCCATGATTGGGGATCGTTGTGCATTTTCATAAGCCTCACCTCCGATGATTTCGGATGGTAACTAGAGTGAGTGAAATGGTTGGGTTGCAGGGTTTAATATCTTGTAAAACAGGATTGCCTGTGGTTGCAGAATCTGAAAGTAAAATCACGCAGAGTACAATTTTAATGGAGGTGAGTCACAAATACTGCAAATTTAGCTTTTAGCTTAATTGATTGCGTGCTGAGTGAATTCTGTTTGACAAAAACATGCTATTTATAGAATGTTAATTCCATGTAATAAAAAGGATGTGTAACTCATCATGCCAGCGGGAATTAAACCAATATTTATCAATAATATGATGTCAACATATGGATTATCCCATCCTCATGACAGCAAGGTATTTCCAGACCTTCCAGAACACCAAGATAATCCTTCGCAATTACGCCTCCAACATGATGGTCTTGCTACCGATGATAAAGCCAGGCTGGAACCAATGTGTCTTGCTGAATACCTTATCTCTGGACCAGGAGGAATGGATCCTGATATCGAAATTGATGATGATACCTATGATGAATGCCGTGAGGTGCTATCACGCATACTTGAAGATGCATACACTCAAAGCGGGACATTCCGCAGACTGATGAATTATGCCTACGACCAGGAATTGCATGATGTAGAACAACGCTGGTTGCTGGGAGCCGGAGAAAACTTTGGTACTACCGTAACTGATGAAGACTTGGAGAGTTCAGAAGGCAGAAAAGTGATTGCCCTCAACCTGGATGATACAGACGATGATTCAATACCAGAGTGTTATGAAAGTAATGATGGCCCACAACCATTTGATACAACACGCTCATTTATTCATGAAGTGGTACACGCGTTGACTCACCTTCAGGACAAAGAAGACAGTAATCCAAGAGGCCCGGTAGTCGAGTATACCAATATTATTTTAAAAGAGATGGGCCACGCAGCACCTCCAAGAATCGCCTACGAATTTAGTAATTGATCCCCTCCAGAAACGCAAAAGCCCCGCGGTGTTATCCGCAGGGCTTGAATTTGCTTGGTCGACGATTGAAACTATGACGACGATATCAGATTTACATAAAATATAGCCGTTTTAATCCAGTTTTGCAATCACCACGTCGCCAGTGTCTCAACCAGCCGGTCACGTTTGATGATTATCCACCCCATCTGGCGAAGGTCACTTAATATGCTCGATACTTTGCCGATAAATACGTCGTCAGGCAGAGGTTGGGTATCAACAGTACCGTCAGGGGACACCGTTACAATGAAACGCCGTTCTTTCGGAAATGGAATCGCGGGATGGGACTGACGTGCTGAAACAGGTTGCTTCTGGTTGAAATAACAATCCTCCAGCTTCTCGAATACTTCCCATGCCTGATCGGTTTCGAGCATTTTAGCGTGGCGGGCAGCGCCGCGTTCTGTCCAGAGGATTAGGGAACGGGCATTTTTACCAACTAACCCGATTGTTTCGGGTCTGTTCTTGAACTCGCGTAATTCGCTTTTTTCAATTTTAAAAAAATGCTTTCCTACAACGAATCGCGTGGTGTTGTTCAGAAAGTTATCAGAAATGTTTTTGATTTTTGTGCCGTATAAGTACGCCAAAAGTTCGGTAGTAATAACGGGAATTTGGTTATGGGTAATCGGGGAAAGAGTTTCGACAGAGATTTGAGTGGTCATGGTGACGCCCTCCGGTGATTGTTTTGTTTATCACCACCGCCGACGCCAATCGGATTGGGTGATGAGACGTACAGGGTTGGCGTAACCGGATCACCGACCGGCGAGCCTTTCGGCTCCCCCATACGCCCCACCATAATTCAGATGCGCGTATACAAACGACAATAAAAAACACGCTCGCGGCGTGTCTCTGTCGCGGTGAAATTCCGGGACGCCAATCCCGACGCCAGATTTTGCTGGCGTACTGGGAATATAGCCCCGGATAACTCTTTGTGTCAATTAAGTGCGTATAGGTTGAAAGCCACCTGTTCCGAACGCGAGTCCGATACACTCAAAAGAGACGCCTGATCAAGACGCAGAAATATCGTGCGCATGGTCAGCCAGTGTCTGGTGAAGGTTTCTGACCAGTTCTTTTCGCTAACGCCTACCAGGCCCGCTAAATCTTTATATTGATAAACCTCACGCCCGGCTAATTCAGATTTGACATCCTGCGCTGCAAGCCAGATAAGTTTCTTCAGTCGTTCCACTGTCTTGCCAGCCATCTTCCTCCCTGCAAGCTGCTGTCTGAACTCGCACCACGCCCAACTTGTTATTTCGACCTGGTGTTCCCAGCAGGTATTCTCACTGTAATTCCACAACAACCACGCCTTGTAGTGTTCATCAAGTGAAAGAACCGCCCGGCGCCATGAGGCAGTGGAATATTCCACAGGCTTCACCAGCGGGATAGCGCTTCCTTTCGCCAGCGACTGCTTGCCGGGGATTGGCGGGCTATTTAACGTTATCCAGCTTTCTGTTTCCTCGTCCCAGATACGCTGTTTTTTTCGGGGATAGTTTTTCGTGTCGAATTGCGCGTTCTCCAGCCAGGCCAGAAGCTGCCCTTTAGTCTCCCCGCTTAAATCGGCTGTCGCTACCATTAGCTGTTCACGTACATACTGGAGGTATAGAGCGTTCATTGAGTAAATCCTGTGAACTGATAAATACGAACAAAATTGCGCAGGATGCGGTAGTCAACTAACACCGACCCCGGACGGCGGTAAATACGGAGGCGCTGCCAGCGCATGCGGAGTATGTCGATCAGTTCTGGTTTCATGCTGCATTATCCTGTCGACGTGCGCGGCGCTTCTCCAGCGCCCGGGCTTTGCGGGTGAATATGGATTTGATGCGTTTCAGGTACGGGATATCGAAACGGCGTGGCGCATTGTCTGATTCAAGACGCTCCACCCTTTCGAGGCCTATACGCCTGATGAGGCGGATTCGGTATTCGACCGCATTCCCGCTTAACTGCCGGTTGCAGCGCGTGCAGGCCGAATGAACGTTGAATACGTTGAATTTGAGATGTGAGGCGGCACCGCGCGAGCGGTAATGGCTTGCATCGATGGCGCTTCCGGTCAGGAAGTTGCTTTTACCAACCAGCGGCGCATCGCAGCTAATGCAGGGTTTACCTTCATCCCGTATCCGGATGTAACGGTTAAAAGCGGCCTGCGCCTCTTTATCCCACTGAGCTTTAGTTTTGAACGACTCAAGCTTAGCCTGGCGGCGCTGGCGTTCGGCTTTATCCGCCTGGTGTTTCTCCTTGATACGCCTGGCTGCGGCTTTAATCTTTTCTTTGGCACGCAGTTCCAGAGCGTAGATAGCGCCATGTTCAGGACAACACCAGACAACGTTGCTATAAGCAGGATGAAACCATTCGCGGCAAACTTTGCACTTACGGCGCGGTAATTTAGCCATGCTCACCCCCAGACCTTTTGGCGTAAGGATTTTGGCGTCCGCACCCGGCGTGCATATTCAGGTAATTTCGCGCTGACAGTCCAGGTAATGAAGTCAGGGTTCAGGCTCTTTTCTGTCCTTATGCCCCGATTCTGATAATCCGATATCAGAGTGTCGGCCTGCTCGGTTGTACAGTCGTGATGATAGAACCAGGAGTATTTCATCGCCATCACCCCGCAAAGCTCATGAGCTGGGCGGCGGCGTTCTCGGCCTCGCGCTGAGTACGGAATGTACGTGATAAAATCCAGCGCCAGAGAACATCAAGCGCAGATTTATACAACTGCTGAAATTCGACCTCATCCATACTGGAAAAAGCGATGCTGCGGGGATGTTTGCGAAGGGTGCCGTCCGGTAGCTGGATGGCGTCATAGTGACCAGCCTCAACCGTCACCCATGCGCGGTAGGCATCGAATGATTTACACAGGCTAATCCCGTTTGTTACCCGGCGGTTTGCAATCTGTTCCAGATACTGTTCAGCCGCATCCAGTAATGCGCTTTCATTCCCGCCATATGCAGCGAGAAACTTTGCATAACCGTTTACCAGTTTGCGCTCATTGGCAGAAATGGCGCCGCCGGTGGGTTCCCAGTATTCAAACCCGAGATTAAGCAACGCGAAAAAGCGGCGATGGAATGCAGGATTCCTCACCTGACGGAACTCAGCCACCAGCACGGCGCCGAGTTTGATTTTTGATTGCAGAATATCGCTGGTCTCCGGCGTCGCGGGGATCAGGATTCCAGATGACTGCTTGATGAGTTGTAATTCGTGCGCCATGGTATTCTCCGTGGCGCAGTAGATTGGGAGTTCAGCCCGCAAGCGAGTATAACAAAGGATGATTATTCATGATAACCGGCTCTGATAGTTAGCTCATTAATCAGGGTATCGCTCCCCATGATGTCATTTTGCAACAACGGCAGAAACCGGACATAGCGGCCATCCCGATACATCAATGACCTGTTGCAGTCAGGAAAAAAATCCATTTCAGCAATTACTGTCATGTCATCACGGCGAATAACAGCATATTTACAAGTGAATGTTTTATTTAAATTTTTCACGGTGTCTCCATAGATAACGAACTTGAGCATTTTTAAAGCATCTTCATGCTCACCATGAATATATAGGAGACTATTAATTATCATCATCAATAAATATGGTTATTTTTTGACCATGTGCAATGACATTTTCTCTGTGTTCTATTTATAATCTTATAACTGGTTATTTTTTGACATGCTCATTTCCCGGACATTAAAAAAACCGCCGGCGCAGGTATTAAGTACGGGTACATTGAGGTTGTCTGACACATCACAGGTGACGGAGATTCATCCCCCAAGGTCTCTTACTTAGCAATGAAGACAACTACCTCCTCTCTGTCTGGCCGGTTCGATCGCAGTCTCTCCTCGTTACTGGTGCAGTCACTGTGACAGTGATGCAGATGATAATCAGGACGATTAACATCGCTGCGGTTGACTTATCCGGCAAAATTATGCTGCCATGATGCCAGTTAACCATACTGGCATCATGGCCAACCGGCATCGAAAAGCATGTTGACCAGACTCGCAGGCCATTGAATCACGCAACAACCAGTTACTATCATCTGATGAAAAAGGCTGTGCATAACAGAATCAGAACTGACTGGTATCAGGGCCATGTTCTTCAGCAGCAAATACATAAGATGAAGCAAGATATAAAGAATGAAGGAAAAATCGAGTATAAAAAACGTACAGAATTGTCTGAAGTAACTTCCCTGCAGCATTGACGCCGCAGGGAATCTATTTATGGTGTAACTATATTGAACCAGAACTCAAACTTGTCCATATAGCCCAGCATCTCATCCAGTTTCGCAGCATTACCGGTAACGTTGACTTCTCCTTTATCTTGAGCCTGCTTCAGAGTTTCTTCCTTCAGGATAATTTTATTCAGCGTGTCACGGTTCAGAGTAATCGTGGCATCAGCATCTTTCGCTTCAGCATTAGCCGTGTGGTTCAGCACGCCATTTTCCAGCTCAAGCTTGTACTTTCCGCCGTCGCTGCCAAGGTCAATATTAAATACCGCCCGGGCATTACCCGCTTTTTCACCGTTGATATGTACAGCCAGGAAGTCGAAGAACATTTCAGGGGTCATCGCCCGAACGGTATCCGGACTTGCTGTATTTGGCGTCGGACCTTTAACCACACCGTTACGCAGCTCCTGCGCACCGGTCAGGTAGAAGTTACGCCATGGACCAGATTCAGCCTGATACCCCAATTGCTCCAGCGCATCGGCTTCAAGGTTACGTGCATTCTGGTTATTTGGATCGGCAAACACGACCTTACTCACCACCTGAGCAACCCAACGGTAGTTCCCCTGGTCAAAGTCTGCTTTAGCTTTCTGAAGAATCGCATCGGCACCGCCCATGTATTCAACAAATTTCTTGGCCGCTTCTTCGGGTGGCAGCTCATCAAGGGTTGCCGGATTGCCATCGAACCAACCGAGATACAGCACATACGTTGCTTTTACGTCATGGCTGATGGAGCCGTAATAGCCGCGGTTGGCCCAGGTTTTTGCCAGGCTATCCGGTAGTTTGAAGTTGGCCGCTATTTCGTCGCGAGTCAGACCTTCATTGGCCATGCGCAGAGTCTGGTCATTGATATAACGATACAGGTCTCGCTGGCTTTTCAGCAGACCAACAACATTCTCGTTACCCCAGGTCGGCCAGTGGTGCTGGGCCATAATAATTTCAGCTTTGTCACCCCAACGCACTATAGCTTCGTTGATATATTTCGACCACGGCAACGGCTCACGAATTTTTGCGCCACGTAGCGAGTAAGTGTTATGCAGGGTGTGAGTGACGTCCTCTGCGGCTTCGATGAGTTTCTTCTCTTCGATGAACCACAGCATTTCCGAAGGGGCTTCCGAACCAGGGGCCAGCATAAAGTCGTAAGTCAGGCCATCAATCACTTCTTTCTGGCCGTCTTTATCGATGATATTAGTGGGCGCAATCAGTGTCACCGTCCCCGCAGAGGTGGTCGTCCCCAGTCCGGCGCCAACCTGGCCGGAGGCATCTGGTTTCAGGAGGTTGCCATACATATAGCTGGCACGGCGGCTCATCACGTTGCCGGCCATAATATTCTCGGCTACTGCTGCCTCCATAAAGCCAGCAGGCGCATACACTTTCACCTTGCCGGATTTCACGTCCGCTTCATCGACAACGCCACGCACACCGCCATAGTGGTCAACATGGCTATGAGTATAAATGATGGCGACAACAGGCTTATTGCCACGGTTTTTGAAATACAAATCCATACCGGCTTTGGCTGTTTCCGCAGAAACCAGCGGATCGACAACCGTAATCCCCTCTTTACCTTCGATAATCGTCATGTTGGATAAATCAAGGTTACGAATCTGGTAGACGCCGTCTGTGACTTCAAACAAGCCACTGATATTGATTAGCTGGGACTGACGCCACAGACTAGGGTTAACAGTGTCAGGAGATTTTTCCCCTTCTTTTATGAAAGCGTACTGCTGTGGATTCCAGATGACATTCCCTTGCTCTCCCTTAATCACCTCTTCAGGTAAACCAGCGATAAAGCCTTTATGGGCATTCGTGAAATCGGTGTTATCAGAGAAAGGAAGTTGGTTATAAAGCGCATCGTTAGCTTGCTTGGTTGAAGCAGTGGCACCTTTTGGGGCTTCCTGTGCAAATAAAGGTGTCAGCGCAGTGGAAGAGAGTAGCCCCGCCAGCGCAAAACTTTTAACGATCAACTTAAGTCTCATTTGTACCCCTCATGTAAAAATATTCTGTATCACTCAGTCTGGTAGATTAATTATCTGTTAATTCAAACAATTAAAGTTATTGCTGACCATTTTCTCTCTTTTAAATATAACCAAAACGTTACATTTCGCTATTTATGGATAAAAATAAATCGTGTTTTACGTCAGCCAGTTCCATCCTCTTTTAGTAAGTGGGGTAAGCTCGCTTCCCGTTTCCGGGAGACAACTATAATTATTCCCCCTACTACAGAAGCTTTGACTATAAGTTCGTCACTGTGGAACAAAAATCATCTCATCAGCCAAAAATGCTGCCTGGCCTGATAGCTTTTCCATTTTTCACTGTGAGGTATCTGCGCACTACACTGGATAGTAATTATTCATTATATGAGGCGGTTAAGGATGGGGCAGGATTCGGACGACAGGCGCCGTACTTCCAGTGCTGGAAGGATATGGCAGGATCATAAAGATATGGTCACGCAAGCGCTACGTGTAAGTATTCCGTGGTTCACATTTGTGAATATCAGTTTTGCGCTTATAATTTTATTTCGCCACATACTCATCAGTGACTTTGACAAGTCGATCAGTGCACAGACTGGAATACTGCCTTTAATAGACGATATTATGGGCAGTATTATTATTTTTTCGTTCCTGATACTCCTTTTCATTTACCGCCTTCCGGCCAGATTTACTCCTCTTTGTCTGGTGATGCTGCTGATTCTCAGTCTGATGTGGAGCTATTGTAGCTACTGTTTTATTGTCTGGTGGCAACTGCCTTTTGCCTGGCCTCTCAGTGTCATCCTTATGCTTACCGCGCTGGCTGCGCTTTATTATCATCTGCCAGCGTTGCTACTTTTCATCGTCCCGTTATGGCTGACCGCCCTGCTGGCCAGTGTGCAGCTTAACCAGTATGTGAATATCCGGTTTTTATTAGTCTGGCTTACTCTTACCGCCATACTCATTTATGGTCGCTTTATCCTGCAGCGCTGGTTTGATGAAGCCTGGTTGCGTTACCAGGAAAACCGGATGCTTATCGCGCGTCTCGACGTTATGGCTCACCAGGATGCACTGACCGGGACCGCTAATCGACGTTCAATGGAAATTTTTCTTGGGGATGCTCTCCGCCAGACGGAGCCGTTTGCACTGATCATGCTCGATGTGGACTATTTCAAAAACTATAACGACCATTATGGTCACCAGGCTGGCGATGCCTGTCTGGCAAAGGTGGCCGGGGTAATGAAGAGGTCGGTTCGTACTCCGGCAGACCTGGTGGCACGTTACGGGGGCGAGGAGTTTGTCGTTGTGCTGCCTTCGTCGTCGCTGAATGAAGCTGCACTGGTTGCTGAACGTATTCAGACAAACCTGCGTGAAACCGCAATGCCGCATGCAGCATCTGCGGTTAGCGAAACGGTCACCGTCAGTATGGGCATCACCCTTTCCACAGCCGGTGACACTGTTACCGGCATTATTGCCAGAGCGGACGAGGCCCTTTATCGGGCTAAACAACAGGGACGTAATCGTTGGGTAAAGTAAAACCAGTTGCCCGGTGTTTGATACAGATGATCACCTTGCCATACTCAGATAATTAAAACTGAATATTTGGAAGCAAAAAAGACAGTCGGACTCACGGAACCTTTGCGCTGGTACAGCCTGAATATCAGATAAAATTATGTCCAGCCGCAGACAACCAGTTGACAGTGGAATATTCCTGGTGTTGTGAACAAGGCGACATTCACAACACGACTGTGCTCACGGAATTCAAATGCCGAACGGGTGATTACGATATTCGCTACCTCTGCAAAGTTATATTATTCGATTTTCATGCAGATTTCGCCTCCCGGTGATGTCCCCGATAAAATGCCAGTACCCTTTGCATCGTCACGCTGTTCCGGCACTCCGTACAGATAACGTTTCTGGTCCGGTCGTAGGAACTCACGACACCTTCCGGCGTTTTCAGAAAGCGGGTAATCCTGGCATCTTCACGTTTCTGCTTCCAAAGCAGGAAAGCCTGTTCCGAAGGAAAAATACCGCTTCTCCCGGCCTGATACAGATCCCCACAACTTTCCGCCTTTTCCAGGTAGTGGCGGGCTGTAAAAATGGTTAACCCTGTTATCTTCCGCAGCTCTCCAAACGTCATCCGACCGTGTGTTCGTACCAGTTCCGTCAGGCGCTTCTGTATTTCAGCTTTCTGCGCCGGTGTGTAATTTCTGCTCATAAATCCCCCCTGTTAAAGCCTTCCCGCCGCCTTACGCCGTCTGAATTCTTCCATCATCAGTTGTGCCGGGGTTGGCCCTGCAGGATGACGCGGCGCTGCCAGTTGACGGCGTACCGGCGGTATGCTGAAACCATTACCGACGTGTTTTGTCCACTTCGCCAGTAACCGTTCTGCAAGTCGTTTCAGTTCGCCTTCCGTCATCTGGTGCTCAACGCCCGTTCTGCGCATCTCGGTGCAGATGTGATACAGAACCGGCTGAGGCCACGGATATTTATCACTGCCGGAGTAGCGCCAGGACTCGTTACGCCAGTGACGATATTCCGCCAGCACCGCATCGGCTGTGAGACCAAACGCATTAGCTCCGCTTTCAGAAACCAGCGAAATAAACTCAGCCAGGTCCGGCGGCCATGTCTCAGCCGCCCGGCATCGCTCCATACACTGCTGACAAATCAGCCGGATTTGGCGCTCAGTCATCGCCCCAATCTGGGCCACCCACAGCTTCGAAGGCGCCGCGCCATTCTTCTGCGTCCATCGGTTCGAATAAATTTCCCCCATGACTTCCCAGAGTCGCCAGGCCGTCTCCGTCGCTGGCGATCCCGTTTTCGCGTTCCCACTGCACGCGGGCTGCCCTGATTTGCTGTACTGCCCGCGATGCGGTGCTGTCTGGCTGGATTTCTGCATGGCTTTCTCCCCTGCTGGCTGGTTTCGCCTTTGCCCTGACGTGGTTTACGTGACGGGCGAATTTTTGTTCCCACTGGATTTGTGTGAACACCTTTCCCTCCGACGTCCAGTAATCCCTGAACGCGACAAGCTCCGTAGGTAAATACTCCGGCTCTGGTAACGCAACGCCCCACTGGGCGGCCCGTTGTCGGAAATCCAGCGAGGGATGCCAGTCATCCATCATTGAGAATTTCCCGATCGGCTCGTTCAGGCCTTCCCGGTATTCCGGTTCAGTCACGACAGGCTGTTGCATAATTCCAGGCTGACTAACCGGAGCACTCGCGCGCGCACGCGCGTTATGTGTGGGGTTTAATTCTTTTAGATCTATATCTTTATTAGTTCCCTTTTTGTTGGCTTCCTGTTTAAACACCGAACCAACACCTGTTGAACATGTGTTACTTCCACTGGCGGCCTGCGTTTTCTTCCTGTTCCTTCTGGACTGAACAGATGCTTTCCCTGCTGCCGACTTTTTCGCCAGAACATCCCTGACCGCAGCGAGATCATTCTCGATACGCTCATGAATCCATTCAGTGCCGTTATCAATGAAAAATTCTCTCAGGGACTCTTCCACAGCCCCCCAGCGTTCACTGCTAATCCGAGCAATTTTTGCCAGCCTGCTTTTCGGGATAGCTCTTCCGGTCTGCCAGTAATTGAACATCAACAACAAATAGGCTCCATGCTCCTCGGCAGAAAGGTGCATGGTGTCCGCCAGATAATCAGCGATGTAAAGCTGCATGTATGGAAGTGTGGCCATAAAGCCTCTCTACGCTCTTTTCCGGGCGATCTGAAAACATAAAAAATTACTCACTGGTCATGTCTCTGGTACTGCTGGCGATAACCGCTACGTAACGCCTGTAACGCATATATGGCCTCGTCACACTCCCGCTCAAAATCCGCCAGCGGCGCGCCAAGAAGTACCGCGCTTGCCACTGCGGTTTTTTTAAAAGCTGTAAAAGCAGGTACTCAATGCTCTGCCCTGCCGTTATTCGTTTATGCAGTTCCGGCGCACTTTTGCGGATCGCCTCCAGAATAGCGGGGATCAGCGCAGAGAATTTCTCGCAGTGCTCCGCCGTTTCCCGTTTCCGCCAGCGCTGAAAAATGTTTATCCGGTTACGGCGCCATGCGTCGTAATCCACCGTTCCGTCGTCACGCTCGATACGGTGAACCGCTATTTCCGGTCGCGCCGGCTGCTCCAGGAATGCGCGGGTGATCAGTTGCGTGGCGGTTTCCTGGGTTATCTGTAGATATGCCAGCCATGACGATAACGCCTGACTGGCTGTTTCAGGGGTGATCATGGTTGTTCACCTTCGCTAATATGGTTCTGCTATCGTTCACATGAGGCGGGAAAACATCATCAAGAACACAGCGAGATCCCAGATGGTTAAGTGTGGCAACAATTTTTCGGCACTCCTCCAGTCCGGGTGTGCGAAAATTTGCTTCGTAGTTCGCCAGACGGCTCTGTATCCATCCCAGGTGAGTCGCAAACTGCCGTTGAGATAGCCCCAGTTGCTTTCTGTATGTTGAAATTTTGTTCATTTAAAACCTCCGCCAACAATTCTAAACACAATATGTGTTGCATGGTCAAGTTGTTTTGTGTTTTGCGTAAATCACGCATCGTGATAAAAGGGAGCCATGAGAAAAGAAAATGAAAAAATTGCCGCCAGCCGGCTTAATGATGAGATCGCAATGCGCCTCAAGGGGCGCAGACAAAAGCTCGGCCTGTCTCAAGGTAAACTGGCTGAGATTTGTGGATGGACTCAGTCACGCATAGGAAACTATGAAGCAGGAAGTAGAAATGTTGGGGTGTATGATGCAGTTGTACTTGGTGAAGCACTAGGTATTTCCCCACCCGAACTTCTGTTTGGTGAAAAGGACTCCTCGCAGGCATGGCTAAGTGATCAACATAAAAAATTACTTGAGTTATTCAATCAGTTACCAAGCTCAGAGCAACAACGAATGATTGATCTCTTTGAGGTTCGTTTAAAAGAGATTGATGACTATGTTGAAACGTATCTAAGAAATCGCCTTAAAAACTCAACTCAACCACCAGAAAACTAACTTAAGACTTGACCTGAATAGTTTAAAACCTGCCACTGGCGGGTTTTTTATTGCCTCAAGCCCAGCAGAACGCCCTCCCTCAACCAAAAACACATTATGTGTTGACAATTACGCGTCATTCCGTGTTTAATGAATTCATCAAGACAACGCCAGACCAGATAACAGCCGGACAATACCAAGAGTTATCCCGCTGCTGAGTCGGGCTAAGTAGCCAGCCTGAGGCATACGAACATGACGGCAGTTGTTGTTAAGTAACAAGCGCAGTAGATAAAACGTTCCGCTGGCCGGCGATAAGGCAAACGAGGGTGAGAATGATTGATTTCGCACGTAAACCAGCTCGACAGCAGGCCGTCCCGCTCAACCGGATTGAGGTTTTAATCCGCCGCCTCTGCTACCTGCTGGCGCAGAAAGGAGATCCGGATGCTTAAACAATGCGGTTACTGCCGCAAATCCATTGATGAAGGCAAAGAAGTAAAAAACATCCTTCTCTATCGCAACGGCTCGCAACTGGCGCGCAAAGAAAAGGAATATTGTTCCAGGCAGTGCGCTTAATACGACCAGATGGCGCACGAAAGTTAAATAGTAGTTCCGAAATATGAAATGAAAGATTCGCCATTAATTTGGCGTGGCTTCCTACACCCTGAATTTAAGACTGGAGAACTTATGGAAATCGTAAAAATCGAAATGAACCTGAAAGCAGTTAATAAGAGCATTGCTTTATTCAATTGCGAAAAGAAAGTCTCAGGCGTTATTCACTCAAATTCAACTGGCGAAACTACTGTGATTCTCGACGGTGGATATGTACTCGGAAAGTTCGACTGTCCTCATTGTGCTGTAGAAGCCATTTCGCTGCTCACAGTCAAGGTAAGTGATGGAGAACAAGCAGGGTTTGGTAATTACCGAAGTTACAAGATTGATTACTCAGAAAAATTTTATCAGACCATCCATTAAGAAAACGCCCACCGAAGCGGGCGTGCCCTGTCCGGTCCAACCGACCAAAGCGAACCGGACCTAACAACCAGATATATCGGGGTGCTGTTAAGGCACCTCCATTCTACACGAATTGAGGACAAAACAATGAGTGGAACTAATCCTGTATTTTTAGTCCGCAAAGCAAAGAAATCATCAGGCCAGAAAGACGCTGTACTCTGGTGCAGTGATGATTTTGGAGCGGCAAATGCAACACTGGATTATCTTCTGATTAAATCCGGTGCGAAGCTGAAAGATTATTTCAAAGCTGTCGCTACTAATTTCCCTGTCGTTAACGAGCTGCCGCCGGAAGGCGAACTGAGCCTCACTTTCTGCGATTACTATCAACTCGCTAAAGACAATATGACCTGGACGCAAATCCCCAGCGTCACCCTGCCATCATCTGAAGCCGCCGCCGCGGCGCGCCAGCATATCGTCGACGGTGTTGATACCGAAACAGGCGAAGTGCTGGAAGACCACAACGAAAATTTTGGTAACGAAAGCAACAGCCCTTCCCCGGCAAAAGCCCCAGCCCCCGAGCTGACTGTTGTCGCAACTATGCCCCTCCGTCACCGCGTTCTTGCTCAGCACATAGGTGAAGGTGAGTATCTTTATCACGTCGACGCCTCCCAGAAAAAAGAAATTCTACGTCTCGAAATGGACACCGATAATTCATATGTCCAGAACCTGATACTCGCCGCAGAAAATGTAGAGCCGTTCAAAAAAGCTATCGAGCACGATATTCACAAAGCAGTGAATGCGTATAAACAGGTATTTCCTGTCGATGGAAAAGTGCCTGAGTTATGCACCACTATTAAGTTTTTTAAGGAATGGTTCAGTGCTGAACACATTAACCGCGGCCTGCTGGTTAAGGAATGGGCTGAACGCCTGAAGAATAAACCTGCACCCGTTAAAAAAACCGGGCCACATAAAGTAATTGTCGACGACGTAAATAAGCCAGAGCGTCCACGCCGTAGCGAAAAACCGACACACAGAACGATTAACTATGAGCTCGCCTGTGGTTTCTGTGAGGAGCTGGATCTGAATAACCTGCGTCCTGCAATGGATTTTGCAAAACGTATCATCGCCGAAGACCGGGAAGACTGGAAGCGAATGTCGATGACAGTGGGCATTATCCCCGACATCAAAGGCTACGACCGACAGACCATTATTGACCTGGTACGCAAAGCGCCAAAGGCCGTACATAACGGTAATCCTGATCTTCGCCGGACGTGGTGCGAAAGCTTTCTTGCCGTTCATGGTGTTCGCGATCCGGACTGGTACGAATATGCGCCTGATAACACCCCAACAACCCATGAAGAAAATGCGGCAAGGCTTCGTCAGGCGGGTAAATGTCTGCGGGATATTGAGGCAGGGAGATTTCAGTGTGATGAAGAAAAACCACAACCGGCAGGCGAACTGGCAGATGAACCAGCAACGCCTGAAGCAGTGGAACAGGACACAACTGAACATCATCCGGACCCGCAGCCGCTGGAGAATGAGCCACCTGTAAGCCAGACAGAAGCAGGCTACCAGAAAATACGGGCAGAACTGTACGAAGCACGTAAAAACATTCCACCCAAAAGCCCGGTTGATGTTGGTAAACAACTGGCAGCCGCACGCGGTGAATACGTCGAGGGCATCAGCGACCCGAACGACCCAAAATGGGTGAAGACCGGGACAAGCCAGCCGACCACCGAACCTGAACTGGTTAAAAATGTTGGCAACGGTATTTTCGACGTGTCCGCTTTAATGCAGAACTCATCAACTCATGGCACAGAAACGAATCCGGAGATCACCAGCAATGTGCAGGTTCAAGAAGCTGACAGTGATGAAAAACAGGCTGGTGATGCGGTGCAGGCAGGCGAAGGCGATCTGGGTACTGGTAAAGAAGCAGTTACCGTAGAGAACCAGAATCAGGCTGAGACGCACCAGAACAACGATTCTGTGAGCCAATCTGAACCTGAGGCGCAACAAAACGTACCGGAATCGCAACAAGAAGAGCCAGAAGCAGCCTGGCCGGAATACTTCGAGCCGGGCCGCTATGAAGGTGTACCAAACGAGGTTTACCACGCCGCCAACGGGATCAGCTCAACTCAGGTGAAAGATGCTCGCGTGTCGCTGATGTACTTTAACGCGCGTCACGTAGAGAAGACTATCGTCAAAGAGCGCTCTCCAGTGCTTGATATGGGCAACCTGGTACATGTTCTGGCTCTACAGCCGGAAAACCTCGAAGCAGAGTTCAGCGTAGAGCCGGAGATCCCTGAGGGTGCTTTCACCACCACCGCCACCCTGCGCGAGTTCATCGACGCGCACAACGCCAGCCTGCCAGCGCTGCTGAGTGCTGACGATATCAAAGCGCTGCTGGAAGAGTACAACGCCACCCTGCCGTCGCAGATGCCGCTTGGAGCTTCGGTAGATGAAACCTATGCATCGTATGAGCAGCTTCCCGAAGAATTCCAGCGCATTGAAAACGGCACCAAACATACAGCCACGGCGATGAAAGCCTGCATCAAAGAGTACAACGCCACCCTGCCCGCGCCGGTTAAAACCAGCGGCAGCCGTGACGCGCTGCTGGAGCAACTGGCAATAATCAACCCTGACCTGGTCGCTCAGGAAGCGCAAAAATCGTCGCCGTTGAAAGTCTCTGGCACGAAGGCCGATCTGATTCAGGCCGTGAAATCAGTCAACCCGGCAGCGGTATTCGCCGACGAATTGCTGGATGCGTGGCGGGAGAACACCGAAGGGAAAGTGCTGGTCACCCGCCAACAGCTCAGCACCGCGCTGAACATTCAGAAAGCCCTGCTGGAGCACCCGACCGCCGGCAAATTGCTGACTCACCCAAGCCGCGCTGTCGAGGTTAGCTATTTTGGGATTGATGAGGAAACCGGGTTGGAAGTTCGGGTACGCCCTGACCTTGAGCTCGATATGGGCGGCCTGCGCATTGGCGCCGACCTGAAAACTATTAGCATGTGGAACATCAAGCAGGAAGGCCTGCGTGCGAAGTTGCACCGGGAAATCATCGATCGGGACTATCACCTGAGCGCGGCCATGTACTGCGAAACTGCGGCGCTGGACCAGTTTTTCTGGATTTTCGTCAACAAAGACGAGAACTACCACTGGGTCGCCATCATTGAGGCGTCTACCGAGTTGCTGGAACTTGGCATGCTGGAATACCGCAAAACAATGCGAGAGATAGCAAACGGCTTCGACACTGGTGAATGGTCAGCGCCTATCACAGAAGACTACACCGACGAACTGAACGATTTTGATGTGCGCCGCCTTGAAGCGTTGCGCGTACAGGCATAAGGGGAAAATCATGGAAAACACAAATATTGTTACCACTGAGCAGCAGGCACCAAACACCATTTCTGCCAGTAACGCAATTTTTAACGTTCAGGCACTGGGTCAGTTAACAGCTTTCGCTAACCTGATGGCAGACTCACAGGTGACGGTACCGGCACACCTTGCAGGGAAACCAGCCGACTGTATGGCTATCGTCATGCAGGCTATGCAATGGGGCATGAACCCTTACGCTGTGGCGCAGAAAACACACCTGGTTAACGGTGTTCTTGGTTACGAGGCACAACTGGTCAACGCAGTAATCGCAAGCTCCAGTGCCATTCATGGCCGTTTTCATTACCGCTATGGGGGTGACTGGGAGCGCTGCACCAGGACACAGGAAATCACACGCGATAAAAACGGTAAAAATGGGAAGTACACCGTCACTGAGCGCGTTCGTGGCTGGACAGATGAGGACGAGATCGGCCTGTTCGTTCAGGTTGGTGCCATTCTGCGAGGTGAATCTGAAATCACCTGGGGAGAACCTCTTTACCTCTCCGGCGTTGTTACCCGCAATTCTCCGCTATGGGTTTCAAACCCTAAACAGCAAATTGCCTATCTGGGCGTTAAATATTGGGCTCGCCTGTACTGCCCGGAAGTGATCCTCGGCGTGTACAGCCCTGATGAGGTTGAGCAACGAGAAGAACGCGAGATTAACCCTGCTCCAGTCCAGCGCATGAGCGTACAGGAAATCACCAGCGAGGTTAGCACCAGGACCAGCGCGCAGGAGTCGGCAGCTAACGTTGATGCTGTTGCCGACGATCTTCGCGAACGCATTGATACAGCAAGTTCCGTTGATCAGGCAAAAGCAATCCGTGCGGATATCGAATCACAGAAAGCGTTGCTGGGTACTGCGCTGTTCACCGAATTAAAAAACAAAGCAGTGAAGCGCTATTACCAGGTCGATGCACAGAACAAAGTCGAGGCAGTGATCAACTCAATTCCAAACCCTGGCGAACCGGAAGCCGCAGAGATGTTTGCTAAAGCTGAAAGCACGCTTGGCGCTGCTAAACGTCATCTTGGCGACGAACTGCACGATAAGTACCGCGTCACCCTGGACGATATGAAACCGGAATACATCGGCTAATTGCATCGGGAGGGGTTACGCCCTCCCGCCTGAGGAGGTTTTATGCGCCTTATAAATCGCAGTAAGCAATCGCCATTGGGCCGTCGCGCATGTGATGTTGCACTGGCGGCGCATCATGAAAAGTTCGGCGATTACGGCAGACAAAAGCACGTTACCAATTACACCGTTGTAGTGGATGGCGTAAAGGTGCCTGTTGAAGTAGTTAACCGGGCCACCAGCTACGTAGCCACCGCAATGATCGGCGTCCGGAAACTTAGAAATCTGCCAGCACAGGCAAACTGAATATTAGCGATGGCCCGCTGCGGGGCCACTGGAGAAAACGATGAGCAACATTATCCAACTGACGCCAAACAAGTGGGTTAGCGAAAAAGTTCTGATTGCGGTTACCGGGCTTAAGCCCGGAACCATTACCCGCGCCAGAAAAGAATCCTGGATGCTGGGCCGCGAGTACCTGCACATTTCACCAGACGGAAATCCGAAGCCTTCGAGCGAATGCATATACAACAGAGAAGCCGTTGATCAGTGGATCGAGGCGCAGAAAAAAAATCAACCAGGTGCGAAGACAACATGAAAAGCAGTACACTCGTCAATGCTCCTGGACGTCAGGAGGGATTAATGGCTAATGCATCATACCCGACAGGCGTCGAAAACCACGGCGGTTCGCTCCGCATCTGGTTTCTGTATAAAGGTAAACGTGTCAGGGAAAACCTTGGTATCCCTGACACTGCAAAAAATCGCAAGATAGCTGGCGAACTGCGTTCTTCGGTTTGTTTTGCGATAAGGATGGGGAATTTTAACTATGTGGAAAAATTCCCAAACTCACCGAACCTTGCCCGGTTCGGTCAGGATAGAAAGGAAATTACTGTGCTGGAGCTTACCGAAAGATGGTCCGAGCTGAAGAGAATGGAGATCAGCTCTAATACCATGAGTAGGTACGAATCTATCATAAAAAACATGCTTCCACTCATCGGCGAAAACAAAATGGTTTCTGCGGTGACTACTGAGGATTTGCTGTATGTCAGGAAGGAGTTGCTGACGGGCTTTCAGGTAATGAAGAAGGATCACCGGACTCAGGTTAAAGGCCGGAAATCGTCCACAGTGAATAATTACATGATGCTGATGGCCGAGATCTTCCAGTTTGGAACAGATAACGGCTATGCAAAGGAAAACCCGTTTAGCGGAATTAACCGTCTCAAGAAAGCGAAAGGGGAACCAGATCCACTCACGACAGACGAGTTCATCAGGTTTATCCAGGCATGCGGACACCAGCAGATGAGAAATCTCTGGTCACTGGCAGTCTATACCGGAATGAGGCATGGGGAGTTGTGCGGTCTGGCCTGGGAAGATATCGATCTGCATGCCGGGACGATCATTGTGAAGCGCAACCTTACCCAGACGGATGAGTTCACCCTGCCAAAAACCGACGCAGGTACTGACAGGGTGATATATCTCATTCAACCAGCTATTGATGCCCTGAGGAATCAGGCCCAGTTGACACGCCTTGGCCGGCAGTTTGAGGTTGAAGTGAAGTTGCGGGAATATGGACAATCTGTCATTCAGCCCTGCACGTTCGTATTCAGCCCTCAATGCGTCAAACGTGGACCTCGCACAGGATATCACTACGCGGTTAATTCCATTAATAAAATTTGGGCCCCGATAATCAAGCGTGCCGGCATTCGTTACCGTAACGCGTATCAGTCACGACATACCTATGCATGCTGGTCATTATCAGCTGGTGCTAACCCAAACTTTATAGCAACGCAGATGGGGCATACCGATGCACAGATGGTTTACAAGGTGTATGGAAAGTGGATGTCAGAGAAGAGCGCAGAACAGGTTTCTCTGCTCAACCAGGCACTTTCCCGCTATGCCCCATCACTGCCCCAAAGCATGGTAGCAGCGCAGTAGAAATCCTTAAATTCAAGGGGTTAGCAGTCGCATCGCTACATTTTTATAACATGGGGCACGAAATGCGCTCGACCCTAAAGACAGCTTATGGTGTGATCGGGGTTCAATAAATCGCTAAACAAGGTATACTCCAGCGGTTTTCTTAGTTGTTTATTGTACTAAACGCTCCTGTGAGAGGACGCTACAGCGCACCTATGACACAATTCGCTTCTCCTGTTCTGCACTCGTTGCTGGATACAGATGCTTATAAGTTGCATATGCAGCAAGCCGTTTTTCACCACTACTATGATGTGCAGGTAGCGGCTGAGTTTCGTTGCCGTGGCGACGACCTGCTGGGTATTTATGCCGATGCTATTCGCGAGCAGGTGGACGCGATGCAGCACCTGCGCCTCCAGGAGGACGAGTTCCAGTGGCTCTCCGGCCTGCCCTTTTTTAAACCGGATTATCTGAACTGGTTACGCGAGTTTCGCTATAACCCAGATCAAGTCTGTGTCACCAACGATAACGGCAAGCTGCATATTCGCTTAACCGGCCCGTGGCGTGAAGTCATTATGTGGGAAGTGCCGCTGCTGGCCGTGATCAGTGAGCTGGTTCATCACTACCGCTCGCCAAACGCGGGCGTTGATCAGGCGCTCGACGCGCTGGAAAGTAAGCTGGTTGATTTCACTGCGTTAACCGCCGATCTCGATATGTCCCGCTTCCACCTGATGGACTTCGGCACCCGCCGCCGTTTCTCTCGTGAAGTGCAGCAGGCGATAGTTAAACGTCTCCAGCAGGAGTCATGGTTCGTCGGCACCAGCAACTATGATCTCGCGCGTCGCCTGGCGCTGACGCCGATGGGCACTCAGGCGCACGAATGGTTCCAGGCGCATCAACAAATCAGTCCGGACCTGGCGACTAGCCAGCGTGCCGCGTTGGCCGCCTGGCTTAACGAATATCCGGACCAGCTTGGTATCGCATTGACAGATTGCATTACAATGGATGCGTTTTTACGCGATTTCGGCATTGAATTCGCCAGCCGTTATCAGGGGTTACGCCACGACTCAGGAGACCCTGTCGCATGGGGCGAAAAGGCGATTGCCCATTATGAAAAGCTGGGGATTGATCCGCTGACAAAAACGCTGGTCTTTTCAGATAACCTTGATCTGCAAAAGGCGGTCGAGCTCTATCGCCATTTCGCGTCTCGCGTGCAGTTAAGCTTCGGCATCGGTACCCGCCTGACCTGCGATATCCCTCAGGTAAAACCGCTCAATATCGTGATTAAACTCGTGGAATGTAACGGAAAGCCGGTGGCTAAACTTTCCGACAGCCCCGGTAAAACGATCTGTCATGATAAAGCGTTTGTGCGCGCGCTGCGTAAAGCCTTTGATCTCCCGCAGATCCGCAAAGCTAGTTAA